TACGGTCGCAATGGTCGTTATACTGAATCCTGCGTGTACCATCTGCTCAACGACCATACATCGTGTCATTACGAGGTTTTCTGCTCTCGACTTGCCGAGAACGTCTTCTCTCGTAATGCTCAGCTCTCCGTTCCGAAGTTCAATAGCACAACACTTGATTACGTTGTCTATAACTCGCCATAGTTCTTTCTCCTTGTCATTCATCTCTGTTCTCTTTTTGTTCATCTTCCTTTGGCTCGTCAACCTCTCGGAAGTCCTCGGGCGTGTCAAGGTGGGGAACGTCCAACTTCTCCCCACCAATGAAATACGAATACCCTAGATAAATCTCCTTTCCATAGTTCGTGCCATCTGCGATGCGCTCGAACGTCTTGCCATCATCAGCGATGATGTGCTTGTCGTCGTCTTTGTCTATCTTCATACCTTGTTACAATGAGTTTAAACCATATTTCTGTCTCTCTTCTTCCGTTAATTCGCTCCAACCGACAATCTTGTCTGCAAATCTACTCCAGTTCGTTGCCGTCTTGTATGTCTCTATCGCCGAATCTGGGACGTAAATCTTCAATACTATAGAAGGAATACTATAGGAATCTATTGTTGCTGGTGTCTCTGTTCTTCCTATGATTTTTTCTATCGGGCACCCATAGTAAACATACTTATGACTTGCGCCTGGATTCTTTAAGCTGACCGGTAGTAAACCAACAGTCAATTTAGTATCTGCGAATGTTCCATCAAATCGACTTATAGGATTTTTGTCGAAGATGTCAAATGGAACTTCTTTTAACGAGGTGCACCTTGTGAAAATTCCATAAACATTACTATAGCTATAATTACTCACGTCAATTTTCTGTAGTTTTTCCATCTTGTCGAACAATCCACGTGGAACGCTCTCTATGGTACCACAGCCTTCAAAAGCAGAGACGGCACGTTGTACATTTTTTAAATTATCAAACAATCCAGCAGGAATAGACTTGAGCGAATAGCACATTTGAAAAATACCTTTTCTGTCATAATCACTGAGACTAGTAGAATCCCCATTTGAGATAAAAACGGATTTTGGTATTTCCTTTAGCTTACTACAACCATAAAAGAAGCCTATTAAACTTGATGAATTGAAACATACGTCTTCACTTACATACTCCAACGCTGTTTGTCTTTCTAGATTTATTGGACCTATCATTGTATTTCCAACCGTCCAAAAGGCTACTATGTCTCCTTCTCCAAAATTTACTTGTACATTTTCTTCTTCGACGGAATCCAAAGATACATTATGAAGAGCATTACCATCTGTATAAGTATGCGAGCCTTCATTGCTGGTACTTCCATCTCCCCAATCTATATTGACAGAAGAACTCGAATAAAAGCTAATAGACACAGAGTTACCAGCCAACAAAACTTGCATCTTGCCGTTAGGCTCTGGCTTCATCGTCATAATGTCTAATTCGATTTCGTACGACTTTGATATGGTCGTGTCTGAAGAAGGTGTGATGTTTCCAGTATCTTCGCCTCCACTATATCGGATAACGTAATCGTAGTGTTTTCCTTTGGCTAATGGCACTTTTGCCGTTCCCGAGGAAAGGTCGTATATCAAGCTATTGATTTCAACGGTCGCTCCTTTTATTACTCCATATTGACTTGCCACTTCGAATGTAACAAATATGGTTTCCAGTGTTGTTCTTGCTGAAATTGACAAATAAGGATAAAGACTCTTCATTCTCTTGATGTCTTCCTCGATAGCCTTAAGCACAACATATTTTCCGCTCAAATATGCTATTTCCGTATATTCGCCGTTGTCGCCAATTCCTTTGATTCTTGAAAGTTTATTCAAGATATTGAAATCCGACTTGGTTGCATCAATATTGGTGCATCTAGCGTACTTTAATGCGTTAGTTGAGGAAAGAACGCTGTCTGCTATACTTAAGAAGTCAACATTTGGGCAGTTTTCGACAACTAGTGTTGAAAGATTCGCCCACGACTCCATGGTTAAACCAAGCCCCAGCTTCTGCTGGTTCTTTAACGTCAAGTTGGTAATGGTGGCTGGAAGCTGCAAAACTCTGAGCACGCCGCCCTCAGCAAGATTCACGGCTGTAGCCTTCGTTCCCTTCGCATAAATCTCCTCGATGTTCTCGCAACCACTCACGTCAATGCTTGTGGTGTAGTTCGGGCAGTTCTGAATATCCAGCTTTCTCAGCTTTGAGTTGTTACCCAGGGACAAAACACTGAAGTTCTTGTTTTGGTAGCCTGCCTTGGAAGAACCGATAATTAACTCCGTAATATTCGTTGCCTTCGATACATCAACCGTGCCAACGTATAGAGCCGACAAGTCGCCAATAGTCTTAATCATAGAGGCATTGTAGATAATGGTCTCGGTGTCGTTGAACTTGATGCCAGCAGGTGCAGTAATAGTCTTCACTTCTCCCTCTCGCATTCTCTCACTCTTGGTCACACTACCCCAGCGAATAGTTCCATACATTGCCGAGAACGCACCGATGGTGATGTCCGTCTTTGGCTCGACACCTGCCCATACACTCGGTGTGTATGTTCGGAAAGTAATGTAGTCTGACAACGAAGAGCCTGCCTGGAACTTAGAATCCATGTACTTGAATCGGTTGTAAAGCCACCAGCGGCGATGAGCGTCACGGCTACCTTGAAGGGCATACAAGAATGCTCCAGTCTTCACAGTTTGCGCAGTTCCAGTGGAATAGTCCGTATATCCGTCAATCAAAGGCGATTCGTACTTGAAATAGCCGTCTTCGTTGTAAACCGCCTCGCACCACTTGTCGCTCTGTCTTGTGTTGCAATACTCGATAACCTTGTCATAGCTTAGAATGCCTTTCTGACGCAAGTCTTGGTACATCTTCGTGATGTCGGAAGAAAAAGCCTGCTCCACAAGCTCCCAAAGCAAGGAGTTTGCACCGTTCCAAACATTCAAGTTACCGATAATGTCGTGTATTTCTATATCGTAGCTAAACTGTATTGCACCCTCATTATTGATACCGAAGACCGTATCATTATCATAGAAAATGAAAAGCCACTTGCCGCCAGTGTAATATGTCAAGAACTGGTTCTTCGCTCGCTGGTCAACCATTCCGAAAACCAATGTAATGAGGTCATAGAAGAGAATTGTCTTCTTGTCGAAATATTGTTCCAGTTCTGTTTTGAACTTGTCAACGTTACCCTTGCAAGAAACTACCCATGCAAACACTTCCTTCATCTTCGAGATGTCTTCGTTGCCGTCAGGATAACGACCTTCGAAATCGTTCTTCCATCCGTCACCGCTGAAATCAGCTGAAAGGAAGTTCGAGCGGTCGCTGGTGTTGTTCAGAAACTCCCACGATTCGTCCCCCTCCGCAAAGCCGAATGTGTTCTCTGCGCTCTTGTCGGTGTTGAAGTTGTACTTGCCGATGAACAGAGGTGTCTCCCCTGCCTTACTTCTGTGGAAAATCAAACATGGCTCTCCATATACGGTCGTACGGATGAGCGAGTTCTTTTTCTGTGGCTCTGTCTGTATGCCAGCCTCCTTGAGCATCCAGCCGATATAATTAGCAAGTCCAGTGTTGTGTGTGCCGCTGCTTTCTGCGAAGTCCGCTTTCCAGCAGAAGGCGTTCGCTGGCAAAACTGCATCTTTATCAAGCGCAAAGTTATCCTCGTGCTTGCCGCTGGCGGTCATATTGAAGCCGTTCTTGAACTTGCCCTTGTAGTTCTTGCGTGGGTAGTACTGGGAAGAAGTACCCTGCACGTTCAGCTCCACGCCGTCTGCGGTGAAACTATTCGCTGGATTGTTCTTGTCCACATACTCGATAGCTACGGTCTTCTTGTCGCCCTTGTACTGGGAAAGCTCACCAGTGATAATGAGACACGGTATCTGCTCCAGCATCTTAGAATAACTCAAATTGCCGTATGTATCATAGACTTGATTACGGTTGAAAATAGCCAGTTTCTTGTCTATATCGTCCATATCTGCAATATAGTTATCCAGTAGCTGCTGGGCATTGAGGTTGTTGGAATAGCTTCTGATATTGTAGATGTCAATCGTGGCTGTCGAAGAATCAACGGTTATTCCTACAGGTGCCGACTGCGTGAATCCATCATTGTTCGGGTACTGCAAGGACTGGGACTTGATGCCGTTGATGTATATCTGCATCAATCGGTTATTGGCTCGTTTCTCGATAACGAAAGAGATGCGGACACGCTCATCTTCCTTGTACTTGGTCTCCAGTGCTGATTGCTCCGATGTAATGGAAATCGTGTTAGGGGTCAGTTGCAAGCCGATGCCGCCCTGCATGCATGATAGGATTACGCTTGTAAAGTCGGTTATCTGTCTTACGGCAAACTCAATCTCGATTGTTTTTCCAGTTTGTCTGATGTCATTGGCGAACAAATGCAAAGGTATGCTCATTGTTGCACCGCCGCTTAAGCGCATGGCAATGTTACCGTCCGAGTCCTCGACCCAGCCGTTGGTCTGATAGTTCATACCATTGAAAGAAACTTCGATGTCATTGTACTTCCATATCTCCTTGTTGGTGTCTTGGTTGCTCCTGCCCTGCGAGGTTAGGAACAACTCGAGGTTCCGGGTTTCTGCCTCCGATGTGATGGAAGACTTGTCAACAGTCAATGGAAAAGTCTTGCTTACGCTTCTGCAAGTTATCGTCATAGCGGCATAGCCTTGGTTCATCGACTTGTATACCCATGATTGCTGGGTGCGGTCAACCTTTCGGGTTGCCACAGTTGAGTCGTTAATCTTCAAGGTAATGTCTGCTGGGTTGTTCAATGGGTCATAGACCACGAAAGGAATAGAAACCGTCTCGTACTGCTTCATGTAGATATGTTCCATGGTGCTAGCGATGATTGGGGTTTCGTTTCCTCGCTCGATACAGACGAGTGCAAAGTTAAGGTGGTTACTCTTCAGTTCTGACCCCTGCACGGATGCGGACAGATAAACTTCCAGGCTATGCGCTCCGTGCGCTTGCGCTGGAATCTCAAAGGACTGCTGGCGGTTGTTGACTTCCGTCTCCTCGGTGTGTATCTCCTCGCCGTCCAAGAGAATATGGACGACCTTCTTGATATTGCCGATTGGTGTGTACACAAATGGGATTGCACCCTCGTATGCGGTCACGCTATCGAAGCTTGAAGAAACAAAAAGGTTTACGGTTGTGACTTCGTAAACGTAGCTTCTGCTGCTTCCCTCCCCGTTGTCGATAGTGAATCTGATTTCCGTAACATCATCGCCTATGTACTTCGTTACATCAATCGTATACGTGCTGCCCGAACGCAGGGAAATGCGCTCACGCTGCAAACCCGCAACGTAAACCGTACAAGAACCGCTCATCTGAGAAAGGTCTTGCTCGTTGTCGTAATAGGATAAGTACTTAAACTTGAAAATCTCGGCACTCCCAGGGGTCGTATATTCGCTAGGCGTGGCGAGAATCGTATTTTTCATTGTCGCTTGTGTTGCTCCAGTGTTCGGAAGTTGAATCTGCGAGAGAACCAAGTCGGCGTATTTCTCGCTGTCTTTGTTGTAGTTCTTAGCGTCTTCCTCGCTGGCAAAAACCTGCAAAAACTTACTATCCTTAACTTGGAAGAAGCCGCCCTTCTTAGCGAATGTGTTCTTGATGAGTTCTTGTACTCGCCGTCCCGACACCGGCAAGTTTCCAGTGCTGGAATCCCCTCCCCAGTTGGTGGAAAGGTTTATCGGTTTATCATAAACTTTTGCCATTGTTATTACTTTTAATTATTTTTCCATGCTTCGCTATCAATCCATGGTTTAGAGTCTATCCAGTGCCCGCTCCCGAAGCAAGAACGGACCGCTTGCCAAACAAGCCTCGCTCCTCGATAGACCGCCGCGATAACCTTGCCCTTGGCTTGTATTATCGCTATGTCGTGTCCAAATGCCCGAATCATACCTATTCCTCCTCGTAAACAAAATAAATCTTGCTTTCGTCCTTGTTGATGGAATTATACTCGCTTTCCCCAAGGACTAAAAGGCTGTCTTCGTGATGCCCGATATGGTTTACGATGTCCTCGAAAAGCCCTCCTACACGGTCTGCGGTATTGCAACCGACCTCCGTCTCATTCTTGACCTTTTGAGCCACCTCCCGCATTTGGGAAATTGTCTTGATTACTGTGTCTGCCATACGCTCTAGTCTCCTATCGCATGCACATGCGCCCGACTACCTCTAACCGGGCTTATCTGCTTGCTCTTTGCGTGATACTTAAGATAATATAGGCAGTCGGATAAATACCCTTCTGCCAATCCCATAATGTCGTTGTATTGCTTGTTGTTGGTTATGTCCTGCACATGGTCGGAATATTCGTCTCTGTGACGCATACCGCCCGCACGGCTTATAATTGTTCCATCGGCTCGCAATAACTTCGCATACGTGAAATAAGCGACCGCCTTGCGTACACCGTTACAATACCTTAGCTTCTTGAATTCGTTTCCGTCCTCGTCTCTCTCCTTGGTGTCCCACTCGCCTCCGTCCAAGAATAAATCGGGAATAAAAGAATCGTCGAAGGTGTTGTCCCATGGGCAAAGTCCGATTGATGCCTTGAAGTTCGCCCAGCCGATGGCTGGCAAGATAAAGGCATCCTCGCATTCTCGGATAAGCTTCTCCACCTCATCCTCATCAAGGTGTGCGCTGGTCGGTCTTGCAAGTTGCTTGAACTGCTCGACCGTCAATAATGGTTTACGTTCAATCTTTGGCATGGTCATTCGTTTTTGATGGTGTTGTTTCCCGCCTCGCTGCTGATATACTTCAACGGCTGAAGCTTCATATCAATGTTTTGAATCGATGGATCGTGCCAATTCTTGAAAATCTTCTTGAAGGCTCGCTCAATGAATCGCTGCTCTGTTGTCACTTCGCCTGCATAATACTCGTAGGCATCCTGCATCACTTGTCCGCTGAATCCCAGCTTGCCAATACGGATGGAGTAGAAGAGTTCTTGGTGGAACTGTGCGTAGATGCGCTCGATAACGCTGCTGTCGGTCACAGAAAACTCCTTGTCGAAGTTCTTCGTAGGGAAAGCCACAACCTTCGGTTCGTCTTCCTCGTTCTCAACCTCGACCGCAAGAATCTTCGCTGTGTTCTCGTCCCCCTGGAATTGCAAGAGGTCTTCATCGGAAATCATCTGTCCGCTCTCCACCTCTTCGCCTTTCTCGTTGAACTTAGGCACGCCCTTCTTGGTTACGAGCATACACGATACGAGGAAGTTGTTTCTCACGTTTCGCATCTTCACGTTTCCCAGTCCCTCATCGGTCGAAATCTCCGTGATGGCTGAATCGTAGCTGGCTGTAGGATAGATAAACTGTCCGTCTAGGCTCTGCCACAGAATCTGTCCCTTGTAGCTGTCGATGCCGCCAGCGTTCTCAATCTGTTCAAGAACGATGTCGGGGTCGGGATTGAAGGTGTTGATGCGCTCAATGGTCTTCTCGTTCACCATCAACCGCTTTCCGTTCCTCGTTTTCTTCTGTTCCCAGTCTGGATGCAGCAAGACGTGCGCCACGTTCCCATTGTCGTCCGTCTCTTCCAATCGGCAATTTTCAAAGGGTACGTGGCTCACGCTCGACACCTGCCCGAGAACGTTGTAGTTCACGTGAAGGGCAAAGCCCCCAAACCTGGCGAGGTCGCCCGATACGTTCCGAAGCAAATCGTCTGCCGTGTCCCCTTGCTGGTTCATCGCTAACGCTGCGATAACATCGCTGTCGAAGCCGTAGCCCTCAATGAATCGGGCGTAGCGGTTAAGGCAGAGCATTGCCGTTCCGCTTGCTTCCGTGATGCGTGCGAGGTTCTGCGGATATAGGTTGTCATATCCGTATGCCTGCATCTTGAATCGGCTGACGTAGCCAATATCAATTCTTCGCTTCGGCTTCTTAACTGTCTTTACGTTCATCTTGCTTGTGTCGTTTTACCTGTTGTTGTGTTACTCTTCCTTGCCTGCTTTTTCGGCTTGGTCGAGGTCTTTCTTCTTGTCGCTGCCTGCTGGCTGCTCTTTATTCTCGATGAGTTCCTCGCTGGGTATCTTCTGAAAGTATTTCTCCATCTGTGGGTACTTCGTCAGATATTCGTGCGCCACCTTGTCGGTCAGGTTCTCATTAGTGAAAATCTTACCGTGGTAGAAATCGGGGCAGGAAATGATGAAGCCTGCCTTCATTGCGTAATTACATTGCTTTGGCATAGCCTTTTCTTTTTTGAGTTTTGAATAAATTTCGATTAAAGCATCGTGGTAACACTGCTGGCAGGTTGTCGGAACAAACCGCTTTCGTGTTACCTCGAAATATAGAGTTTCTATAACTGCCTTGTCGGTTGCATCAAAGGGACTGTCGAAACGTGCCTTCAACTCCCCGACCTTGGCTGTTGCTTCCTTGTATGTCATAGGCTACGCTGCTGCTTCCGTCAGAAGGCTCTTATACTTGGCTGCTGTGGTCTCGCTGTCTGTGTCGAAGAAGAAATAAGCTGCCTTCGGTACGCTCTCCTCTTCCAGCGTGATAAGCCAGCCACCCTCGGTGTCGTCTGAGTACTTGTCGTTCTCGCCTGCACTTGCCTTCAGTGCCTGCGCATATCCGAACACCTGATACTCTGCCTTTCCGTCCGCTCCCTTTGAGAGGTTTCGCAAGATGATAACGAACTTTCCGTTCGCCAGTCCGTCAATGATATTGGCGCAAACGTCAGGTGTGTTTGCCAATACAACGACTGCTACGGTATTCTTCCAGCTGTTGCGATACGTGCCGACGGTCAGTTCGGTCTTGGTTCCAGTGAATGGCTTGCTGCCTTCCTGCCGAATAGCGTATGCTTTCTTGCCAGTCTTCAGCACCAATGTTTTGATTGTATTACCCACGACAACGGACTTGGCAAAGTCAATGTCGTCTCGGTTGATAATAAGTCCATCGCCCTCCAGTCCCTTTGTTACTTGGTCTTCGCAAGGGATGATGATGTCCTGGGCGATAAGGCTCTCGCAAGTTGTTGTCATATTAATTCGTTTTAAATTGTTATATCCCCAACACCGTTTTTGGGTGTTGAGGATTGTCAAATAACTTAATACTAACTGAAAATTTGGAGCGATTAGTAAGCTGCATGGATCATATTCTCTTCGAGGAGAGCCGTGCCAATCTTACCAGTTGCGTAGATGTAATTTCTTCGCTCCTTCTGGTCGAAGAAGATGTCGAGGTCGCTAATGAGTGCGTCAGCGTCAGTACCAACCATAAGGTGCTTAGGATTGCAGAATACCGCACGGTGTGGAAGGTTGACAGTCGTCTCGCCCTTCTCGTATGCGTTAATCATCCTATCCCAGATGCCGACACGTGCAATCTTCACTCCGTTGTAGGTCGCTACATCAAAGCCATCGAACACCTTCTCCCACGGCATAATATCGTGGTAGGTCTGCTTGATGTCGTAGGTCAATGCGTCAGCCAGCGAGCGTGTCATAAGCAACACGGCATCGCTATCGTCAATGATACGTGTGTCCACGTCCATCAAGATGGTGTCAACGAGTGTTGTAGCCGTACCCTTTTTGCGCAATG